CGGGGGGGGGGGTAATCCTAGACGGCTTTGCCGGGTCTGGTAGCACGGCAATAGCGGCTATGGATACACAAAACAATTTTTTAACATACGAACTGGATGCATCGCATTATAATAACGCTAAAAATAGAATAGCAAAGCGAAAAGCAGAGCCAACAATATTTGATGTTTTCGGCGATGGAATAATGCAGCAAATCAGTTTATTTGAAAATGAAAAATAAAAGGTGGAAAATTAATGCGAGATATTGAATTTAGAGGCAAAAATCAATGCGACAATAAATGGCATTACGGTTATTTGGTTTATGTGCCGGCAGACATCGCTTATAAAATTACGGAAGGTAAAGAAATAAGTTATTTTGTACAATCTGCCACAATAGGTCAGTACACAGGGTTTAAAGACAAAAACCGAACAAAAATATTTGAAAACGATTTTGTTAAATTTAATAACCAAGTTTTTAGAGTTGTAAACGAAAAAGGTGCTTTTGGACTTGCAAGTATAGAAATTATTAATTATAGCAAGTTGGAAAAAGATGTTGAAAATAAAACAAATAATTCATACCTGGGTTGCTACAATGACAATTTTATATCATTATTTGAAATTGCCTGGAATTTTGACGATTGTGTAGACGAATGTTTTGACAACATTGAAGTTATAGGCAATATACATGACAATCCGGAGTTGTTGAAATTGGGGGTTACTAATGATTAAGTTTAAAACAAAATGTGGGTATATTGCTTACAAATGTACCTATGACGAAATTATGTCTATACACGGCGGAATTGCTGCGTATAGATGCGACAAATGCTCCGCAATAGATGAAACATATTATATGGTTCCAGTGTTAAACGGCGCATATTGCAGCAAATGTTTTGATAAATGGAACAATCCAGTCGTGCCTTATAACCAGGGCGATTTAGCGTTCCAAAATTCATTTATTAAATACATTGAAGAATTAGCCAAATCTGTTGGCGTTTCAATTAAAACGGAGGATTAATTATGAATATTTTTGAACAAACATTAAACAAAACAAGAGAATACTTGGACTATATAGAAAGGCACTATAACAATGTGCAAAAAGCATTTGAAGAATTTAACAAAAGAATATGCCATAAAGATTTTAATAAAAAATATAGCGAGTTTTTATATGAAACCAAACTATACGACAACTGGCAATACGAATGTTTAAAGGCGATAATTGTAAGGCACGACTTGTCTAAATTGGACTTTGGCGAATTTATACCATATAGGAAAAACTTTTACCCGATAAATGATGAGGAAAAACATTTTAACCGCGATAGCTTTAATATCGCATGGGAACATCATAAAGCATTTAATCCGCATCATTGGCAATCAAGGGTCGGCAAAACATTTAGTAGGTATTGCGGCTTTGAAGGCAGATATTATGCTATCGAAAACGCTATGGATTGGATTGCTATGGCGTATGAATTTAACGAAACTCCGCTTAATAAATACTATTTAGCAAACAAAGATAAAATCGATTTAAGCGATAGTGATAAATATATTATCGAAACTGTCTACCAAATTATGATGGACAAAGAGTTAGAAGGTTAAATCTGGTGGAAATATGAAAATTAGCAAATGTAAAAAGAATGGCAACGACCTTTCATTTAAAATATGTGATAAAAAACTAGAAACAGTGTTACACACACATTTAAACCGGGCGGTTGACAAATTGGTTAAGAAAGGCGTTTTACCAAAAGACACACAATTTAAGTGTGATATAAACTTAACTTTTGATGTGGAGCCTATAAACAGCGGGGTGGCGGATGTCTAGGAAAGGTGTTGAAATTAGAGAAAAAGACGAAGGCGTGTTAAAGACCTTTGGTAAAATATTGCAGCTTATGATGGATTACGGTACAGACAAAATGGAATTAACATTTGAAGTTAATAAACATAAAGTAAAATTTAAGGTTTATTTAGATAGTGTTAAAAAGCTAAAACCGACAAAGGAGGATTAACTCGTGAGTGATACAGTAAACGGATTTATTGTTGTGTTGGATAAAGAATATAAAGACGATGCCGTCCAAGCGACAATCAATGCCATTAAGCAAATAAAGGGCGTTATAAAAGTTACGCCAAATGTTGTTGATGCGCGCGACCATATTGCTGCCGCCAGAATTAAACAAGAATTAATAACAAAAATGTTTAATGTATTAACCGACAAGGAGGCGAAACCAAGTGATTAATTATATTGTGGATTTATTTACAAAGCCTAATTATCAATTATCGTGGTTAGACGAAATTGTGCTTACACTGTTAATATTTGGCGGGCTATTTATTTTGATATTTACATTCCTTGCAGTGTATGAACTTATCAAAAACATAATAAACAAAATAAAAAAATAACAAAGGGGTAATTATGAGCAGTGAAGAATATAAAAAAGCATTTTATAAGCGTTATGCATTAGAACCAGAATTTTACAAAGCAATGTTTATTTGTTTCGGTCAAAACGGAACAATACAAACGGATGCCGGAGTTCGCATACGCGCATCGCGCGGTGGCGGTTTATTTATTGAATACGAAAGGTTAAACGGTAACAAGATTAAATCATTGGTTCACAATGAAGACCAATATTTAACATCATTCTACCGCATTAGCCGATTGGCAGAATATGAACATCCACAACCAGTTAAACCAAAAGTGGAAGAAAAGCGAACATTTATTGAAAATGATAAAGATTTACAATAAATGTAGCGCGTAAATTTAACGCCTAATAAGCAAAGTTTGATTAAGTTGACTATTTGGTCAACTTTTTTCTTTTCGTGGCTATTTCGTGCGGTTTTGGGGCAAATTTGGGCATCCGTAACAACAATTATTGCACTTTTTGTTCACTTTTGTACACTTTTAGCAGAAATTAGCACCTATTATTTAGTTGTAACAGCTGGAAATTTATGTTATAGTATAATAGGCACAATAATAAGTAAAGGCACCCAAAACGGGTGCTTTTTGTGTAAATTTAATTATTTAAGGAGTTTATTATGGAAAATAACGAAGTACAAACAGAGCAACAAGTTGTTGCAGTAAAACAGGAAGAAATCGAACTACTACCAGATTTAGGGTTCCAAGAAAATGATGGCGCAATGGTTTTCGAAACCAATGAGGGCTGCGTTGTTGTAGATAAAGAAACCGGCGTTGTTGCAAGCCTTGTAAATGACGACAGTGGCGTAAGTATGGAAAACCAAGCCGTTGTTAGTGAATTAGTTAAAAGTGGCGTTGCTGATTTAGTGGATGCTAACAGTATTGATACAGAAAGCATTAAACACGAAATCGAAGGCGGCGAAAGCGATACAGCCGATAATAACGAAAAGGAGTAATAATATATTAATATAATATATAGTATTATTTATTTTTGTATTTATTATTATTTTATTATATTAAATATTATATATAGATATTATGAACAACAATCAATCCATCAATCTAACACCAAAGCAACGACTATTCTGCCTGGAATATTTAAAGGATTTTAACGGAACGCAAGCCGCAATTAGAGCCGGTTACAGCAAAAAAACCGCAAATGAGCAGGCGTCCAGGTTGTTAGCAAATGTTAATATACAAAATTACATTAAGGAACAAAACGCAAAAGTTGAAAAAACAACCATTATGGACATCCAGGAAATCCAAGAAAGATTAACAAATATGGCGCGTGGCGACCTTGAGGAAGATGTTGTCGTTGTTGAAAATATTGGCGACTTTTGCAGCGAGGCAAGGGTTGTAACAAAAAGAATTGGTGCAAAAGACCAGGCAAAAGCTCTGGAACTTTTAGGCAAAGCGTACGGAATGTTTGTTGATAAAGTTCACAATATTACACCACCACAAATTGTTGACGATATACCATCCGCCACCACAGACGATTAATGGTATTACAAAACCAACCGCAGGTTCAAGTTAGATTAAGCACGGTATTAGCCCCTGCTTTTTTTAATATTCACAACTTTATAAAACAAGGTGCTTACAGCGACTACTGGCTAAAAGGTGGCCGTGGTTCGTGTAAATCATCCACACCAAGCATAGAAATAATTGTTGGTATGATGGCGGATGAAAATGCCAACGCTATGTGTATTATGAAAGTTGGAACCAATATTGAAACCGGCGTATTTAATCAAATTCAATGGACTATCGACAAGTTGGAAGTTACACAATACTGGAAATCCAACAAAAACAATTTTTCTTTTACATATCTACCAACAGGCCAAAGGATTTATTGCAGGGGCTGCGATGACGCCAGCAAGTTTAAATCTGTAAAGCTGGTGCGTGGATACTTTAAATACCAGTGGTTTGAAGAAATTGACGCTTTTGACGGCATTGCTGAAATAAGAAAGGTGCAGCAATCACTAACCCGTGCTGGACTTGCCAGGGCAATAAGATTTTATTCCTACAATCCGCCAAAAACAATAGACCACTGGGTTAATAAGCTTGTTTTGGATATGCAAAAAGACATCAACGATGGCAAAATCACAAACACGCTTATACATCACAGCACTTACTTAACCGTTCCGCGTGAATGGCTAGGCGAACAGTTTATTGAAGATGCCGAACAGTTAAAGCGAACAAAACCCAGAGAATACGAACATGAATATTTGGGCGAAATTACCGGAACTGGCGGTCAAGTGTTTAGCAATGTTCAAAAACTAACCATTACCCAGGACAAAATTAATACATTCGGCTACACTTATCGTGGCCTTGACTGGGGTTTTGCTGTTGACCCTACATCATCACACGCTGTTTATTACGACAAAGCCAATAACGATTTGTATATCTACGATGAAATATACGAATACCAAATCGGTTTTGATGCTTTGGCCGCAAAATTAAAACAGCACAATCCTAATAATTTACTTATCCGTGCAGACTCTGCCGAACCTAGAAGTAATAGCGAAATGCAGCAAAGGGGCATTAACATTTATGGTGTTAGAAAAGGCCCAGGAAGTGTAGAACACGGCATTAAATGGCTGCAATCGCTTAACCATATATTTATAGACCCTGTTAAATGCCCTAATGCTTACAGGGAATTTGTTGGCTATGAATATGAACAAACAAAAGACGGCAACTTTAAAAGTAGTTACCCAGACAAAAACAACCATGCTATTGACGATGTAAGATATTCGCTAGAGGATGTAATACAAAGTGGCGGCATTGGTGCAATAAATATAAGAAGATAAGGAGCAAAATATGCTTAATGATTTAAGTTTTCTAAATTCCGGCAAAATTTTTCCGCCAATAGACGAAACGGAACGATTACAGAACTATAAAGATAATTTATTGTTGTTTAAAGACAGTACATACCTGGTTAGCAAGCACGATTATAAAGATGCGAACCAAAGGATTTTGCGAATTTTAAACGACTTTAAAGATTTGATAGCGTACCCTGTTGAATTAAACTACCATAAATTAACAAGTGTTTCAATAGCAGATTTGATTTGCGGCGAACTTCCAAACATTAAATGCGCCAAATTAGACACTGTTATTTTAGATAAAATACTTACAAAAGCTGGTTTTTGGGGCAAGTTTAGACAATGGGTAATAGATTTATCAAGGCTCGGCGATGCAGTAACAAGGGTTTATTCGCGTGGCGAAGGCGATAATGCTACTGGAACGCCAGCTGTCGCTGTAATGCAGGCATCCAGTTTATTTAAAGTTGTTTCCACTGATGATAAAGACGATATTATTAATATGGTTGTGGCAACACCTTGCTTGGCTCCAGATAGCAAAGAAGATAATCCTAAATGGGAGCTTAATATACAAATACACTATAAAGGGTATTATATTAAACGAATTATGAACCTGGAACCTATCCCACGCCAAAAAGATGGCGACAAAAACTTTTATTTGCCTGGTAGTGGCAGAACACAACTTGACCTGCAAAGATTTAATATCAAAAAGCAAAAGGGCGTTGATGAAAAGGTTGAAACAGGGCTTAAAGATTTTGCTATAAGGTCAATGCATCAGCTTATTACAAGCGATAGTTGCTACGGCCACGATGATTATGCATCACTGGACCCTATTTTGGCTGAAATTTGGGCAAGATTGGGGCAAATCGCAATCATCCTAGACAAACACTCTAGACCAGATGTTTATGCCGCTATTTCGGCATTTGAACAGGATAAAACAGGTGCATGGCAATTAAAGTGCGGTGGCGGAAATACATACATATTAAATCAAGGCGACCCAGTACCAGGATATTTAACCTGGGATGGACAGTTAGTTGCTGCATTTAACGAGCTTAACATCCTGTTTGAACAGCTATACAAAATAAGCGAAATGGGGCCTATATATGAGGCAGCCGGCAAAAATGTTAATATTGCCTGGGAAACAATGAAGGCAACATTTGTTAAGCCGCTAGCAAAGGCAAGGCGAATGATTAACGACATTGAAGGCGAAGTTAAGCAAATTATCTGTATGTTAGTAGAATTGGGCGGGCATGAAATTACACCGGAAGATTTAACTATTGAATGGTTTGATGGGCTACCTAATGACGAAAAGCAAGAAATTGAAAAAGCTACTATGAAGATAAACGCTGATTTAAGCACGCCAGAGCAAGAAAATATCGACAGATTTGATATGGCGCCAGACCTAGCAAAACAAATAACCCAGCAAGTTAATGAACGCAACGCCAGCAAACAACAATCAATGTTCGGTGGTTTTTCTAATCCAACTAACGATTATGAGGATGAATAATGAAAACAACGCCAATAAGCACTAAATATAAACCCATACAAAACACGCTAATAAAAAAGGTTACAAACCTTAATCCAGGCGTTTACAATGCAATTAAAAAAGCAAATGTAAGCACTGTTGACGATTTATTAATGTTTTTAGGGGCCTATCTAGCGCTACAATTTGGAAGTATAAGAAAAACAACCAACAAATATTTAGGCGTAGTCAAAGACGATGTCAAAACAATTTCAAAGCTAAATGCTGCTAAACCAGACAACAAGCTTATCAGTAAGATGCAAAATCAAACATACATTGAGCTTAATTCAAATTTAGTATGTGCTGAAAAAGAATTAATGCAAGAGTTTAAAGCCGCCACCAAGCCATATAAAAACACGCCAACACATATAACCAATATAAAAACAGTGTTGCAGAATGAATTTATTAAAAATGGCGGTGTTAAAGTAACCTATAAAAATGGCGCCAGGGTGCCACTAGACAAATACTTTATGATGGCAACCAGAACTGCGCGAAATGAAACACAAAACTCGGCAGCTATTAACAATGCAATTAAACTAGGCACAGATTATGTGTTTATGTCGCCAAATACAAGCAGTTGTAAGACCTGTGCAGCCATGGGCAATAGGGTTTATTGTATTAGCGGAAAAGACCACAGCTATCCAAGCGTTTACGATACACTATTTAAGCGTGGTTACACCTGTATTCATCCGCATTGTAGATGTTTATTAAGGCCATACTTTATGAATAATCACAGCGAAAGTGAAATTAATACAATCAAACAGGCAAGCAACCGTGATTTCGATTTAGACGAACAGACAGAACAACAGCGCCAGCAATACCAAAAAAGCCAGGCGTTTAACCATCGTGTTTGGGATGCTACAAAAGAATTTAATAAAGCTAAAACTGTATTAGATGACGAATTACCTAGCCAGTTAAATACATTGCCTAAATTTAGAACCGCACATGCAAAAAAGACCAGCAGATATAAGGAAGTTCACAACACTATACAAGCTGTTGAAAAATTACCAGATAGCAAGCCGGTCGAAATTACAACAATTACATCAAACGCTTATGATAACTTGCCATTTGAAATGAAAAGCAAGAATGTTATTATAACCAAAAAGCAGTTTGAAAGACATATTGCACCTGGGGCAAATACGCATGACGACATATTTGTAAAGGTTAAAGATAAATTACCAAACATTATAAACAACCCAGATTATATTTTTGCAGATAAAAAGCGTAAAAACACTATCCTGGTTGTTGAAAAGACGGAAAAGGCAAATGTTGTTATAAAAGTAAGCGTTGTAACAAATAAACTGTCAAATTCAATAATCACAATTATACCTTGCGGCGAAAAAACATTGAAAAGGATGTTAAAATCGCAAAAACCACTTTACAAGAAAGGTTGATTGTGATAAAATGATAGTAATGGCGAGGTAGTAGATTTCGTAGCAACTACACACCCATTGGGTTAAAAGAGATGTGGGGGAACGCTACGCCCACCGCCATTACCAATATTAAAGCTGTGCGACTTACACTTGTAGGTCGCTTTTTCATACATTTTAATCGAATAATCAAGGTGTTTGGGCGCCTTTTTTATTTGCCCTACCGTATGGCGTTAAACTAGGAATTAACCACACTTGCTTGGTTTAATTAGCAAGATTAGCCGGCACCACCGGAATAAAAGGAGTATGTTATGGAAGATAACAAAAAAACTAGCCTAAATGACATCTTAACAGAGATTTTAGGCGCCGACTTTGATGCTGACAAAACAAAAGCATTAGAGTCTAAAATTAATGGCCTATTTGGCTCAACCACAGTTCCTAAAACTGTTTTTAATGACAAAAACAACAAAATTAAGGAACTAAAACAAAAGTTGGCCGAAAAAGCTGAAAAGCAAAAAGATGCAGGCGTTTGGCAAAAGCAATTAGACGACCAAAAAGCTGACTACGAAAAACAGCTTAAAGAAAAAGACGATTTGTTTAACGATTATAGGCTCACACA